ACGATAGAACGAGTTTAGTTAATTATGTCAATGCTAAGTTATCTGCAATTGACACTAGCAAATATCAACCTCACAAAATAGAGTCTGAAGATTTTTATACATCATTTATTGCATTTGTATATTTATTTGTTTTAAGACCGGGTAAAATCATCGAAGTCTCGGTTGATAATCTTTTTAGTGATGATAATCTTGAAAAACAATTTAAAAATCCAAATACAATAAAAGATATTATGATTAAATGTGCAAATGGTTTAAAAGACTATGCTGAACAATCTGCTAACGATCCAGTAAAATATATTTATATAAACTTAGCTTAAATAAAAGGTTATTAATAATGATGAACAAAAAAGAGTTTAAACACAAATAAAACAATTACATTAGACATTGTACAGTAAAAGGCAAGTTAAATGACTATTAAACTACTTAAAAGATTTATTAAAGAATCATTGGGAAGAGAAATATTTGCAGACCCTCAAATGTTTGCTAACAGAGATTCTGCTGCGTTAGTTCAAAAACAATTAACAAAAGTTAAAACTATTGATAAGACTAAACTTTCTGTCAAAGACACACTAAAGGACTTAATTCTTGCAGCAGGCCCAGAAACATACATTAGATTTCAAAATAAATTTGATGATGGTGATGATGCTCCTGCACTTGAAGTAAGTCCTAATGTACAATTTCAAACTCCACACGGTATTTACGGATATCCTTTAGGCCAGGACAACTTACAAAATCTTGTTATAGCTGGAAAGCCTACAAACGCAGACTTTGCAGTCAACTATATGTTTTTTCACGTTTACAAAATAAACAAATCAAAAACTGCAAACGTTGAAAAAAACACTAAAGATACGAATATAATACAAGGTAGATACTCTAACAAAAGAAAAATTATTGATGATATAGCTGAATGCATAAGACTTTCATCTGTCTTATTAAAGCAAGGTAGAACAGCAGAAGCAGATGAACAAACTTATTTAGAATTTGAAAAAGACATACAAAGACTAAGAACGAGAAAATATGAAGTAGGAATTGACTTAAGTGAAGTCTTTAAAAAATATTCAAGTTTTACTGGCACAAATAGTAAAAGTCTTTTTGATATTTATAAAGTTGAAATTGCAGAATCAATTTACATAAGAGTAAGAGAATCAATATCAAAAAGATATTCAAATGTTAGCAAACAGTTTAGTTTTTTTGTAATATTAAAAGAAGCAATAAGTTATATTGCTTCAACAATTTCAGATGTTAACGAAACTAGCAAAGGTCAATATTTTTCTTTATTACTCAAAGCAGTTGGCATATCAGGAATTTCAGACTATGCAACAGGAACTATTCATCCGAATGAACCAAGTCAATCAGTTTCTTTTGATTTTTCGGGTAATACAATAGAACCTATTGGAACTTATAGAAACATCTTTAAGAATATTTCTGATAATGAAGAAGAAAGAAACAAGTATGTCGAAGAGTTTGAAAGTATACTAGAATCTTTAGAGTCTAAAAATTTAGTTGTTTGGGATGTAAAAGAAAATAAAGATATTCAAAACTATGATTTTAAAAACTTGAGTCTAAAAGCATTTATATCTGTAGTAAATTATATAGGTAAAGATGAAACTAAGTTGTATGCTTTTATCTGTAGAGTTGCAGAAAAAAACATACATACAGACGTAGTCAATTATATATATGAAAACTTTAAAGACTTCGAGTCTATTTTTGGAACACCTGTTATCGCAAATTTATTCTTAAACAAAAAAACAAAAATCAGTGAATTTCACATGAAAGAATTTTATGAAGAGTCTGTAAAGCCTAAATTAAATGTTTTAGATAAAGAGGGTGTACATCTAGGTTTTGCAAGAGAATTCGTAAGGAGTCCTTCTTTGCCAAAATCTATAATGCTTGATATCATAAAGAATACAAGCAGCAAAGGATGGGAGTTGCAGGGAAGATTTAGACAAGATCCTTTAATTGATGCATTATCAGGTGGCTCTGATGTTTTAGACAAAGATGTTTGTGATGCAATGATTAAAAAGTTTGGAATTGAAAAACTTTCTTTTTTAAAATTTAATAAATCAGCACCTATTACAGAAACTTTAATTGATGAAATTAACAGTATATTAAGTGGTAAAACGTTAGAACAAAAAAGCAATGAAGACATTTTAGAAATACTTAATCTTGCAAGTCTAATTCTTGCCAATAAGCATATAAAGAAAGTTGACTATCTGTTTTTGTGTAACTTGTGTAGTGCTGTTTTTAAAAATTATTACGGTAAAAACTACAAAATAAATAAAAACCAAGAGAATCCTTCGATTATATTTGCTATTCAATCCTCTATAAAGTCCTTAATTTTTAGCAAGCATTTTAAACAAAAAGTATTAGATGATATGAACATTACAGTGCAAGAGGAAGTCAATATATTACACAGTATTTTAGAAGGCCCTTGGACTGATGAATTTTCTTTTGATAGCGATGACTTTCAAGATGATAAAAGTTCTAGCGCGAGTGCTCCTCCGACCTTTGACTTATACAAACATGGAATACCTTATTTAGATCAATACAGTAAAGGCAAAAAGCTTAAACGCAAACTTTCAAGAGCTTATAGTTTTATTACAGCAAAACAAAAAATATAATAAAAGGTTAAAATAACTCCAAGAAAAAAGCTGACGTATCAGTTATTTTTCCATTAATATAAACTAATGCCCTAGAAGTTTCAGACATTCTATTAGACTTTGTATATTCTATTATTAATCCTACATCATGACTTTCTTTTAAATCACCAAATCTAGATTGCGAATATTTTCTTTTTTTAACAAGATCGCCTGGCTTAAAATCATTAGTCATTTACTTCCTCCGGAAAAGAAACATAAAGAAATAAGTTATCGCTGTCTAAATCATAAATTAAATACTCACAATTGTTCAAAAAGATACAGCATTTCAACATAAAACCTTTGTAGAAGTTTGTAATTATACAATTATCATATTCTCTGCAAACAACTTTACCTGTTGAACTATGAAAGACTTCTTTTACGTGAACAAGACTCCCAACGTGTTTTTCTTCAAGAATGTCTTTTGCAAAGATATAATTTTTCATAATTTTTCTAGTTTCCAATGTATTGTGTGAGTTATCTTATCATTACATAAAATTTTATAAACATTAAGTTTCTCAGTTTTTTTATTTTCATTTACATGCAAAACTAAAGCAATTTCTTTTTTATCGTTTTTTGGAAATCTTATTAAGTCGCCTTTTTTTATTTTCATATTACTTTTTTCTTTATATAAATCAAATGTTTAGTCCCTAAATAATTTTTGTTTTCAATGTTATCAATTAACCAATAGTGACCACTTTGTTTAATGTTTCTATAAAACTCATCCATTAGAAGAACATCTATGTTTATACCTTGCTCTTTTAATAAATCTGCGGCTAACAAATTAGAATTAAACTTTCTATCTCTACGTATAGCTTTTGTTTCAACATATCGATCTTCATCAGGATGATAAAAGTCTGGAGTATATTGTTTATCTCTTCCATCATATTGAACTGTAAATGTTTTATGTTCATAAATGTATTTTTTACCTGTTGCATCACACCATCTTGCATAGTCAGCTTCTAGAGAAGATTTAAAAAAATAATTAGGGTTTAGATCTCTTCTAAAACCCATTCTGCCATTAGACGGTATTTCTGAAAGGCCACTACTTTGTGCTGCCATTTGACATTTTTTATTGCAATATTTTGTTTGTCTATTCTTAGGCTTTTCATATTGTTTACCACAATATTCACATTTAAGCTGTACTCTTTCTATTTTGTTTTCAATTAAATAACACTTTCTAGAACAGTACTTCTTGCCTCTTTTTGATTCAAAATCTTTGTTACAAGGCACACACTTAACAATTTTAACTTCTTTTTTCTTGTGTTCGTCTTTGCATTGTCTTGAACAGAATTTAGAATTCTTTGCCTTAGAAGGAGGTAATTCATATTCTGAATTACATTGTATACATTTTAGTTTTATTTTATTTGATATTTTAGCCATGCGCAGTCTCCTTTATGACTATATATCACTTAAAATAATTATACTTTAGGAAAAAAGTTAACTAAGTCTGTATTGCTTTCTTTTGCTTGCTCAAGATATTTAAGAGGATTATAATCAGATCCTGCATCTTGAATTGAATTCCAAGACATCTTAACACCTTCATATAAAGGTATCTTTCTAAGAAGACCAAAATGATATTCGAATTTACTAGTAGAAAGAATATGATTACCTAAGTAGTCAGTCTCAGGATGCCATTTAATAATTTTATTAGGTTGTATTCCAGTCCTACGATGAATCATATCAACAATACCTTGTGTATTATATGGTTGATTTGCTGCAACATTGAAGTGTTCGTTTCTTACATTGCTTTCTATTGCAATTATAATTGCTCTACAAAAATCAGAAACATGCATATAGTCTTTTGTTTTTTGTGGATCTAAAAACATATCTAACTCTTCTACTCCATTTTTTAATGCAAACATTGTTTTTGCAATTAAAGAGTTCATATCACCTTCACCGCCATAAGCAAACAAGGGACGCATAACTAACCAATTATCAGAAGAGTTTCTTACAAACATTTCACCAGCATATTTTTGTGCTGCGTATAAAGTTCTTGGGTGAATATCACTAAATTCTGTAATTGGACTTTCTTGATATTTTGGTGTATCGTAAATAACAGTAGTACCAATATAAACATTTAAAATACCTGCTCTATTAGCAGCGTTAGTTATTCTCTGTGTTCCTAAAACATTTGTCATAATAGAATGATCAGGGTTAAGAGCAACTACATCTGTGCCTACAACAGCAGCATTATGAACAATAACATCTAATTGATTATCAATAAAAGCTTGATACCATTCGTCTTCTGTGTTTCTATATACACAAGGTTCACCTGTTTCTAGCTTTTCTTTTAAATTCTTATCATTAGTTAAAGATACAAAAGTTTTTAAAAAGTCAGTATTGATTTCTTTTGCAAGGTTCTTTGCAATAAATCCGTTTTCACCTGTAATAGCAATTCTCATTTAATTTCCTTTATTAGTTTTTAATATTATATTTTATTATTGTTTAATTTACATGTAGACGTTAAACCATTTAAATACCATTGTGGTACATTGCCAAGTTTCCATTTAGCAAATCTAGATTTATCTTTAATATAGTATTCTTTGTAACACTCAACTGGGTCAGTGCTTACTTTGTAATTGTCAGCCATACATATTTTAAATGGAGTCATTCCTATTTTTGGAAGATTATAAGGTCTATTGTCAACAAACCACTTAATGTACTGAGCTGTTTTATGTATTTTGTCATATCTTTTTGTATATTCACAGCAAAGATAAAACAAAAGTTTAACATGCCATATATAATTTTCCATAGACTCAGTTGTCCATATTGTACATGGATGTCTTACATGAGTAATCTTATAAGGAGGTTGCATGCTTTCTTTTAAGTTTGCATATAAAAATTCTTTAGCGTCTCTAACTCTTTTAAAGTCTGACATGTCTTTGTTAAAAATTTGTAAAGCTTGAAGCCAATGTGCAGTAGAAAGCATTTGTGCAGACTCTAATATCATCTTTACAACATGTTTGTCACAGTGATACTCAGCTGCGATCTGTGGTTTTTCGTCCAGGATAAATATATTCATTATCATACCATTTTAAAAAATTGATTGCTGTTTCTCTAAAAACTTCAATATTAGTTTCAGCTGTAATCTCTAATCTTTCTGTTAAGACATTTTGTCCGTTAAAGTTACTTCCTTCAATAGTAAAGTTATTTGGTTTTTTAAACTTAACAAATAATAAGTCTTCATCAAAACAGTCTGTATAAATGTTAATTTCAGGGTTCTCGTAAATAGGTATTTTCGTGCTCATTGTCTAATCTTTCTATCGAAATCATTCTTTGAGGAACTGACTCAATACTGTTATCAGTACCAAGAATATGCAATATTCTTCCAAAATTTAAATCTTTTTCTATTTTAACAATAACACCTACAGATGGTTCTTCATTTGAATAAACCCAGTGATATTTTATTAAGTCATTTTTTTTTAGATTCATTGTATAGTCTGCCTTACTGGCGAGTAGTGTGTAGTTCTTTTATCAAGAGTAGTTAACTTTTCTACCTTGTTACCGTTATAGTCAGTTTTTCTTCCATAAACTACAAATCCAGTAGTTGCACTACCTTCTTGCTCGTCAAATGTATAGTAATCTTTAATTGATGCGCCTAAAGAGCCATAAGACTTTAACATAACAAATCTTATGGCTTTGTCTAGAAGCTGGAGGTCATCGTCAGTTAAATCTTTTATTGTTGCATTTGGATTTATACATGAATACCATAAAGATTCTGCCTTAATATAATTTCCAACTCCAGAAATAACTTTTTGATTCATTAAAGCAACACATATATTTTTGTTATTATGTTTTCTTAAAATTTCAACAAAGTTATTTGGTGGTGCTGATAGCATGTCGGGGCCAATAGATTTTAATTTTTTAACTAAATCATCTTTAGACTTAACTTGAAATGTACCAAAGTTTCGTATATCGTTAAAGCAAAGTTCAGAACCATCATCAAATTCAAATAAAATTCTTGTATGAGTATTTTTGTTTTTAGTCCATGCACCTGTCATACCTAAAGTGTTAAAAACTATGACATCTTCTATGTCAAGCCATATAAACTTACCTTTACAGCATATATCTTTTAAAGTTTTATTAAATAATAAATGTAAGTTTTCAATAGGTTTTTTAGTATAACGTCCGCTAAGAACTTTAACTTCTTTTATTTTTTTAAAAGCAAAGTGCTTTTTAACATTATCAGTAAAAAGTTTTACTTCAGGTCCTTCAGGCATTTTATTCTCCGTCTAAAAAAGGTTTTATGTGATATATCTTATCATTAATAATAGTAACTTTTTTACTATTTAACACGTGATACTTTCTTTCGTTTTTTGAAAGTACTTCTACTTTAACAATTAAACCTTGCTCAAAATCTGTACCTATAATTTTCCAAGCTGAAAGATTGTATTTGATTAAATCACCAGCATGAAATTTGTTTTTTTCTTTATATCCCATTTAAAACACTATCTATATGATATCCCATTATTGTAAAATGTTGATTATCAAGAAGAATATTGAATGATTTTTGTCCAATGTAAGGAGGATCTAAGCTTTCATTTATTGAAACTATAACAGCAAACTTATCTTTATAGCCTGTATTATAAGTTTCTTTTAATTTAATCAAAGGTGACTTTTTAAGATAAATTTTTTCATATCTGTTTTTTGTCATTTTAAAATCTTGATGTAATTCTGATTTGTCAATAGTAAAGTATTTATCTTTAATAATAGCAAATTCATCTTTTACTTTTTTATCACTTAAATATTTTGTTTTTAGTAGCATTATTCAATATCTTTGTCATAAGGTTCAAAAGGAAGTTCACCAGTATCAATAACACGATCAAGATAATCTTCAAGTTGCTCAAAAGAAGTGCATACCTTAATGCCGCTTCTTGCTAGCATTAAGTTAAACTTTGCGCCTTCTGGTAAACCTGCGCAAAAGTAAATGATCGGCTTTTTAAAAGCATACGCATATCCTGCTTCCCAAATTGTGCCAATATCTTTGTCTCTTGTATTAACTAGTAAAAAGTCTGCTGTTTCAATATGATGAAGGTTGCCACTAAATGTTTCATCCTGAACTGATCGTGGTGCATCAGGAGGACATACGAAGATTCTACGAGGAGATGCTAAATCAAAAAAGCTGCCTCGGTTATCAAAGATTTCTTCTAATTGATCTAGTTCTGCTGCTTGTGTAGGGTTAAACCAACCACTTGCTAAATAAATTTTCATATTATTATTTTCCTCCTTGGAATTGTTGTTTTACTAAATTAATTGCTGCTACGTCTTCATTCCACATTCTTGTAAAAATCTTTTCTTCACCAGAAGCACGACCATTAATTTCTTCACGTCGACACTGATAAATCGCGTCATTTTCGTTAAATTCAAATAAATCGTTTTTAGGTTCTGGATGATATAAGTTAGTACCTCGAGAAGTAAACGAACCATCAGGTAGTTGTACACGGAATGTACGAACATAGTGCATATCAGGTTTATTAAAGTCTAGACATGTTGATACTTCTGGAATACATTCTACAACTAGCTTAGCAATCTTTGTTGCCATAATATTATCAACCTCTGGTTGAATTTGCACGTCTTGACGTTGTTTAATAAAGCCAATTAAATCTTTAAGATTAAATCGAGCAATATAAAATGTTTCCATACACTTCGGAAGAATAACTCGTGCGTCCATCATAGAAACGACCTTTGAATCAACCATGTCTGCATAAAGCACTTTAGCTTGTCCAACTAATTGCGTATAACGCCAATAAAAGTCGTTAGAATCTTTACAGTTTTCAATAGATTCTGGAATTAAAGCATTGTCATGCCTTAAGTCGCGATCACCTGTACATTGAGCAGCAAATGAACCTGCACGATGTCGAATAAGATGTGTTACTGTTTGTACGTCAATACCACTAATTTTAAATGTAAAACCTAGGCACTCCATAGGGGTTGGTAAAGCGCGAAAATTAAGTACATCTTGCAAGTTAGTTGAAGCTTCTTCAGGTGTAGCATGTTCAAATCTAACTTCACCAGGTGTATCAGCCCATGTTGCTTTAGTCATGTTCCATGCAATCTTTTGTGCTTGTTCTCGAGTAGGGCCATCAACTAATTCGATTTTTAAGCTTTCTAAGTTATTAATATAATTTGTAATTGGTTCTTGTCCAAACTTAAGATCCATTGGTAATGTAACAGGTTTAAGATCATTATTAATAGGCATATATTAATTTCTCCATATTTAATTTTTAATTTAATGTTTTATTGATTATGTCAATATTATAATTTGTATATGTTAAATTTACACGTATTAGTTTTGTGAAACTAAATTATTAATTTGTTTTAAAATGTGTACGTCTTCTTCAATTATTAATTTTTTATTTATCATCTCTTTAAGAGAATTTTCAAATGTTTTGTTAAGAATCATGCTGTACATATTTACAACTTCAAACTCAGAATCGTAATAGCAACTAAAATCTTCGTTAACATTTCTGTGTAAATAATTTCTTTGTATTGCATATTGCATTTCTCTAGTTAGTCTTATTAGTAGATCCACTTTAAAATCTATATAGTTTTGTACGTTGCAAAAGCTATACAAATCAATCTCTATTACTCCTTCGTCTTTATCATTGTTTAAATCAAAATAATAAGAGCACATATTGAATTGTGTATCATAATTTTCTGAAGCTGTTATTGTCATATTTATTGAAGTAGATAATTCTTCTAAAGCTGAAATGATGTGTGGAATTGAAATAACTATATTTTTAGTAAATATAGCCTTATAATCTGATGTTAAGGTAAAAAATAAATTTTCATCATCCAAGTAAATTGAAATCATCATGCTTTTTCTGAGACCTAGATTTGCAATAAATTCTTGCTGTATATAATCATCCCACAATTTTAAAACGTAATACGATGACCTGCAGTTTTTATTTTTGTATATTTCAAGGTCATCGTATATAAACATTATCTAATAGCCTTCGTTAAGTCTACCTCTAATTATTTCATCCTTCTTTAAAAATGCATCATAAAATTCGTCAACATCAACACCGATTAGGATAATCAAAGATAAAAAATAGTTAAAAGCATCTACAATTTCTTCTAAAAATTCTTCACGATTAATTTCAGGCATCTCTGTTTTTCTATGAGGTTTCCAATTTTTAAGATGTTGAAGTGCTTCAAACATTTCCTCAACACCTTTTAGTGCTGTTTCGCGACAAGTAATTTGTGCTTTTTTTGTAGATAAATCAACCGGCCATTCAGGATAAGCATCAGGAAACTTATCTTGTAGCATATGCATAAAAGTATTACGCAGTTTAAAGATTTGATTTAGTTTATCTTCCGACATTATTCACCTTGCTGTTCTTGTGCATTCTTTAACATTGTATCTAAAGATGCGTCAAAAGTTTTTTGATATTCTTCTTCTAAAAATATTTTAGATTCATTTTCACTTAGTCTAATCATACGCATATGATCAATAATATCAGTCCCTGTAATTAGGGCAACTTGTAAAATTTTTGCTATGTGTCCTACAACACTATCATCTAATTGTAATGTTTGTTTATTCATTTTATTCCTTTAAATAATATATGGGCTAGTCTTTAGTCTATTGTTAATTAAATCACTATCATGTTCCATAAGCTTAATCATATCAACACCTTCTATAGATTTAAGTGAAGTCAAAACTGCTTTAAGCTCATTTTTTGCTTTAACAAACTCTGGTATGTAAGAAACGTTTAATTCAACAATTCTATGTCCAGCATTTGTTACAGGATCGCTAATAGGCCTAGTTTGTCTAACTGTAACAATACCTTCTAATGCTCTCATGTCTGTCATAATATCTAGAACAGTAGGATCTTCTCTATCTTCAATCATAATTCTTGATCTTACAATCATGTTGACAAGATCTTTGTGTCTTTCAAGTAATAATCTTTTTCTTTCAGTTAAAATCATCGTTACCTCTCTTTAAAGTATAACAATAATTATTATGATTTATAATATAAAATTAATTCAATTTTTACACGTGTGAATTAATTTCTCTATAAGAGCCTACTGCAACAGGCCAAAGTTCAGTAATTATATTAAGCATATTGTTAGCAAGCTGTTGAATTTCCCATTGTGCACCGTCATGTGTTCTTAATCCAATAAACTTTAAAATATTATTTAAATTTGCAGTAGCATAATACTCTGTGTATAAGTTTTGAGGTAGTACACCTCTTGCTTGCTCTTTACAAACACCTTCTGCCAAAAGTTTATCAAAAAGATCAATTGATGCTTTGTGATGTCTTCTTACAGCTTCACTTGACTGTATAGTTAAAGGTGTTGAAGCATAAGATACATCAAAGTCTAAGAGAGGATTAATCTTACCTTCTATATTAGATGATTGTCTATTAGACTTATGCTGTGTTCTAAATGAATCAGGAGCATAAAACTCTAAGTTAAAGTCTGTATATCTACGTGAAATTTCATTATAACTCCACGTACGATGACGATGATGTTGACTTCTAATAAAAAGTGGAACTTTAATTCTAAATGTTGCGATATTATGTTCTAATGTCGAAGTATGGCGATGCTTCATAAGATAATGAATTAATTTTTCATCTTTAGAATCTAATTCTTCTTTATGTACACCAAAAGAAACTCGAGCAGAGTTTACAATTGTAATATCTTCTCCCATAAATTGAACTAATTCTATATTACCAATATTGTCATCATATAAAAAGTGTTTTTTGTTAAGTAGATGTTCCATTAAGAAAAACTTCCTTCTTCATCTATACCGTAATATAGTTTTTCTACCCATGGAATTACATCCCATTTTCTAGCTGAAATGTTGTGATGTCCTACAATAGAAAACTTCTTTGCTTCTTCAATGCTTAAAACATCTAAGTTTTCACAAACAGGCTTATGATCTAAGTTTACTGCTTCTCTTAAAGCTATCAAAAACTCTCTACTAAATTCAGATAATTTATCACCAATCATAACAATTTTTCGACCTTTTACTCTGCTATCAGGAATTTTACAAACTTGAAGAGCAGCATCAGGATACCACTTTTTAGTTTTTTCCCAATATTTTGGATCTGGATGCATACA